TCTATAACGAGAAATTAGTTGATATTCATTACGAACGGTCCCGTCGAAATCTACGGTATAACCATAGTAACCACCACCAGATACAGGTTGCGATCCATCTAGATTATCCTTTTGTACAAAAGAAGGTCCCTTGGGGACCTTCTTAGCACGTTCCAACGAAAAACCAAATAGTTGAGACGACATTATGTGCTATAAATTAATTCCCTGATATATTTATCAGGGTTTAAATTCAGTTACCTGTGTTGGTTGCTGTGATTGGAGTCCAATACTGAACCTGTAATTCAACAGTAAACTCTTCAATAGCATCATTGTTTCCGTAATCAAGATCGATTGCAGAAATGCTGCTTGGAAATACGTTGTAGAATTTATATGATTTGAGCACGTTAGGTGCTTCGCCATCCTTGAGATCTCGTGCTAACTGGTGGACACTCATGTCAGCAAAGTAACCAGTAGTATCTGATGCATCACCAAGGGTGCCTGCAGCAGTATAGTTTTCATTGTAAGATTGGATAGCAGAAGACCATAATTCAAACGCATTTCTCAGCGTGAATTTAGTGTCATTCATAATTGTGATTGTCCAAGGTTCGAAGGTTCTGTCACCTGCGATCTTGAGTGTGCGACCCCTGAATGGTACTTCAATGATACCAATTTGAGATGCGGGTAAGTTTGCAGCTCTAACGGTAAATTTACCGAAAGTTGCTAAGTCTGAATTGTTGATGATTGCGGTTGGAAAGTTTAAATCAACCTGGAATAGATTAGGTCTAGCAAAGTCATTTACTACACTAGCCTTAAAATCATCAATTGTGCCTCTGATTGCCATTTTTCGTAGTGCCTCCGTCGTTAATATTTAGATAAATGAAAATTTTGAGGGGTCCTTTCGGACCCCTTTGCTATCAGTTAGCGACTTCTTCAAACGCAACACCCGTTCGGGTTGCGACAAAGGATAGAGTGATGTAGTTAATCGTGCGCGTGGGCTTAACATAGATCTCGGCATAGAATTCACCACGATCAACAGCATCAGCGGGGTTGTTCTCTTCGTCGCACTTGACGAGGAAATCAGTTACACCACGACGACCTTGGACATCACGGAGATAAGGCTCAACGATGTTGAGGAATAGATTTCTCTGTGCCTCATCATTTTGCTCAAAGAGTTGAGTCTTAGCAGCATTACCGATAACTCTTTCAATAACAAGGAAGAGACGGCGGACGTTGATTCTGTCAAATGCAGACGCGAAACCTTGAGCAGTCTTATCACCGAAGAGGATGATTCCTTGTCCTGGGAAAGCAACAACTGGATTGATGCGAGAAGCATATAATGTATCGCGCTGAGTCTTATTGGGGGAGAATGCAACCTTAATTGCATTTCTTAAGACACCGCGAGAGAATCCTGCGGGAGAATACCAAGGTTCTGCAACCTCTGCTGTCTGTAGGCAGAGACCAGCAACATCACCGTTGCATGGGACATAACGATAAACATCATTGTACTTATCGTAAATGTACTTGTAACCAGAATCAAATACGCCATAGTTAGTTGAAGGAATTTGATCGAAATAATCGACCATATTTCTTGTGATTGCATCCGTATCAGTAAGTCCAATGACATCAGATCTCTTGGGTGAGAAGAATCCTAGGCAATCACGACGCTCTTCAAGGATGTTAATGATGAGAGATGCCTTAGCAATAGCAGCAGCATCGTCCGCACCTGCAGGTCCAGAAAGAATAAAATCAATGGTTTGTGATTCTGGATCGTCAACTAATGCATATGCAGTACCGAGATTTGTATTGGTAATTGCAAATGTACCAGTTGATGTAGCGTAGTTTACACCATTAGCAAGACGATAGTAGAATGTTGCATTGCTCTTGGATCCAATGGTGATAGCACCAGAAGGATATGCAGTTGTGCCAGCAGTAGAGCGGAGTAAGTTAAAACGACGGTTTAAACCAGATTGACCCCAATCACCTGCTGACGCCTGCCCAGCAGTTCCAGCAAAATCAGCGGTTTCGTGATGACCCCAATAGAGATACTGGGAGCGTTGCTTAATAACTTCTTTGTAATAGTTGACTTCTCCAACTGAAGACTTACCATCAGACGCCTTAGAAACTCCAACAAATCTTTCTAAGACTGAACCAGGATTACCAGTGATTTCGCCATCAACATCAACTACAACAATGTGTAATTCGTCGTTAGATCCACCAACATTGTTTGCAAACAGAGAAGTGCCAGGGCGAGGTGCAACGTTGATCCACTTGGATCCAGGAAGATACTCGCGCTCAGCATACTCAGAGCGAACCGATGATACTGTTACGTTTGTTGCATTAGTATCCGCTACTACATCATTAGCAGCAAAGGAAATGCTAGCATCGTCCAGTCCAACATACAAACGACGCTCAATACCAGAAGTTGCAATTGTTCCAGAATTACTGCCTTGAGTGACAACTAATCCATCAGCGATGATTCCAGTAACGCCCCCACCAGGAAGGGAAATTTCTAAGTATCTATTGGCAGAATCCCACGCCAAAACATTAACCGTCTCTGGAGATCCTCCAATTGAAATTGTAGTTGCCTGACCAGGAGTAAATGATCCAACAACACTTGTTAAAGTTAAACGGAGAGCATACTTATAAACTCTACCTGCAGCACCAGAAGCAGCACTAACAGCCTCATCTTCTACAAACTCATGCTCATTACCACTGCCAGGAGCGGGGCATACGAGGATTTGGTCTGGACCAGCATCGGTTACAAAAATACCGATAGAGTTTCCAGAAGTGCCAGCATAACGAGATGCATATGTGAATAGGTTTGAATTGCTACCCTCGTAGGTAGTTTCGTAATCTTGAAGATTTTTGATTAGTGGTGCTGTACCAGCATCGACAGCATTCTTAAGTGCATCATCTGCAATACGGATGGTGTTTAAGATACCACCATAAGATAAAAATTGTGCAGCGGTAAACCAATATTCATAGTTATAATCATTTGGCTCACCAAAAATGTTTACCAAGGATCTTTCAGAAGCAATCTCAACAATTTCCTCTACTGGACCTTGAGTAAAAGGAGCAGCTAAAACTCCAACGTTTAAACCTACGGGAGCTGTTACCGTAGTGAGGTCCCTTTCCTGGATTACTACACCTGGGGACAATTGATTTGATGCACTCATGTTTATAACTCCTAGAAAACGGTTCATCGAATGTCTAGGATTATTTATATTTTTGAAACTTTACCTATACTCCCACATATATGATTTATCGCCGTATTCTGCGGTTGTCCAAACATCCCCTTCCGCATCTTTATAGTAATCGGATCCTAGTCCATCATCCATAAATCCAAAAGGTGCCATGTCTTGCTCAATTGCTTCACGTTGATCTGCATAAATTCTTGCCCTGACATCATTGTCATTCAATTCTTTAAAATATGGTTGCATGGTCATCCACGCAAAAATCACCATACACATTGCTAAGTCGTCATTACAACCTTCTTCCGCTTGGAATGTTTGTCCCTTTTGAATGAAGGTAGTCAACTCAGCAATACAATCATAGTCTGGTATTGCTAACTTATCATCTTCAATTAGTACCTTTAAATTTGAGCATCCTACTTGTTTGACTGCTGAGGACATCTTGATACCCATTTGGGTTTTCTTACCAGAGAAACCTTGCCCAAGTTGTTGACCTGCTCTTCCACGCATTGCAACCATCAATAAGTTATCATATTCAAGATCATATTGAATAATATCTGCAACCTGACCACCCACATCATTCACCTCAACCAAAACAAATGCATGGTTGTAATTCTTGGCGACATCTACAATTACGTTGGGAAATAGGATTGGTTTGATATCGTTATTTCTATATCGTGCAACTACTCGGTAGGGAATTGTAGTTGTATCAACCACCAAGAACGCAGAATAATCTCCTGATACTCCTCTAGCAACGTCTGCGGTGATAACATACTGATTTCCCTCCTTCGCTTTTTCATACATTGCAAGTCCGTTTTTTTCCGCAATGGGATCCCCATATGCCATCGTCCTCAACTTGCTTGGACTGATTAAAGTATCGACGGATCCTAAGAATTCACATTCAAACTCAACTCGGAATTGAGATTCGGATGTGTTTTTGATTGTCTGCTCTTTCCATGCAGCGTCTCTACCAGGGACTTGCGACCAGTGGACTTCTGTTGGAATATATTCGTTTGCTCCACGCTCGGCATCATGCCAGAGTTTGTAGAACATATTCATCCCATGAGGAGTAGAGATGATAATAACCTTTGTTGACTTACCTGATGATACAGTAGGATAAACAGAGCTGAAAAACTGATCAGCAATGTGATTCGGAACGAAGGCGAATTCGTCCAGAAATATGACGTTAAAAGACATACCCCTGACAGCAGAAGCGGAAGTAGATGCAGCAAGGATTTTACTTCCATTCTCCAATTCCAAACTACCTCTGTTCCATTGGAGGATTCCCTGTTGGAGCCACTTGGGGAGGTTTTCATATGATAGTTGCAAACGACCTAACATTTCACGCGCAGTCGCTGCTTTGTTTGCTAGGATTGCTACGTTGACATTTTGATTGAATAGTACATACCAAAGAAGGTATGCAGTAACGATAGTAGACTTACCAGACTGACGAGGTAACTTGGCAATATTAAATCTATTCTCATGAAAACTTTTCACCATATCGACCTGAAAGTCATACATGGTGA